TTACGACTTACAAGCCTTGTAAAGCAGGACCATCACATACGCAGCCTTAAGCGCGTACAAGACGACCTGAATCACGACCAAGGTATCAATCACGAACATAGGTCGGATCTCCTCTTCCAGTGAGTTTCCACGCATACGTGGGCCTCTGGCCTAAAGGGGAGTCATCCATCCAAAAAATCACCACCCTTCAGTCGAGTGTCAATGGAGTTGACATAGTGATTGTTCGGCTATAGTATTTGTTTACGAAGACGAATACAGAAGATTGGATAACTATAATCTTTTGGCGCATTAATACCAGTATGACATCATCCTAGCGGCTGATTCAACTGGTATTTTTGCGCGTGCATTAAAATCATCTGCGCCGCTGAGCGGGGCTTCTAGCGATGTCTACCCGCAAACATTATGCCTCCCCGCCTGTTTTGTACGCCTCGAATCTCATCACCTCCTCCCCCAGCCACTCGTTCAATTGTTTCATTCGAGTTTGAATCGGCTCCAGCTCATTGGCCGCATAGATCTGCGCCGCCTCCCGAATCGATCCAAACCCACCCGCATTCTGCGGAACGATCCCCATCAGTTGCGGCGGAATGCGCAGGCTCGCCAGCACATCATCACGGGTCTGGTTCTTGATCGAGTTGAATTCGTCTTTGGCCGCTACCTCGCTGACAGGGATGAGCTGAATCCCATCCTTTTTGCCCGTCGGCGAATACACAAACAAATTCCGAAAATTCCCGGGCCCCTTCGACTCCTTCAACGCTTTGCGCAAAGCATCAATATCCGCCTCAGTCTGCGCCGCATCAGTCATGTACAGAATGAACCCCGCATGACTACCATTCTCGTAATACTTACGCCGAAACAACGTCGCCGACTCATTCAACAGCGCCGACTGCAACGCACTGATCCACTCAGGCAACCCATAAATCTCTTGGTGCAAATCCGCCTCACGCAGATGAAAAATGCTCCCAGGCTCAAACGCATGCTCGTTCTTCCACCCTTGCACCTGGTAGAACTGCCCCTCCGGCCCAACCCGCATGTACTTCGCCAACGACGGCACCAGTTGCCGCGTGCTGCCCAACACCGACCGGCGTTTCTCCAAGTACCCATTGCCCAAGCACAGAAAATCCAGGGCGAACTGTTCAAAAGCCGCCCGGGACAGCATCGGATGCGGGATAAACGTCTTGCTCAACAGGTTGCGCTTGAACATCAACCCCGAATGCAAATGCACGCTCGCTCCCACAGACCGAGCCAAGCCGTTAAGCGACAGAGGCGGCTCATACCACCGCCCGTTGAACCAGCACTCCAGATAGTCGAACACCTCCCGACCACCCAGCACCGGCGTCGGCTCCCCGAAGCTGAACACCTGGGTACCCGCACCGGCGGCGTCAATGGTGGCCGGCAGTAGCTCTGGGCTGGCGAGTTGTTCGGTCATGTAAAAATCTCCATCCGCCCAGTATTGACAGTGGTCTGCCCTTCGAGCGGTTCATTGTGCAATGCATGAAAGAGCGCCCAAGCCAGGTCGGCATGACCTGTGTTGTCGTTGCGCCCGGCGGTATAGGTGAACTGCCGTCCACCTGCGGTGATGGTTTTGCGAATCGCCATGAGCGACTGGGCCATGTCGGTCCAGCCGGCGTCGAACTCCAGCCGGCCCTTGTGGATCACGTCGTAGGCCTTCAGCACCAGGCGGGTTTTCACCTCGGGGGAGTAGCTGAAGGTGGTCACCGCCGGGAAGAACTGGCGAACCAGCTGGGCCACGCCGCTGCCCAGGCCGGTGACGTCGATGCCGATGTAGGTCACCCAGTAGCGGTCGCACACGCCCTTGATGGCGGCGGCCTGGGCGGCGAAGTCCATGCCGCGAAACTGGTGGCGCTCGAGCACGCGGAACTTGCCGCCGGGCACCAGGGGCGGCGCGACCACCACCAGGCCGGAACAATCCCCCGTCTCGGCCGGGTCATAGCCAACCCATACCTGACGGTCGCCGAATGGGCGCATGGCGAAAGGTTTGTAGTCCTCGGCCCACTCCACCCAGCTATCGACCATGCAAGACTGCAACACCGACAGCGGGAAGATGCTCGCGCCGTCATCGACGAAGTCGCACATCAGCAGGTTGGCGAAGGCCTCGGGGCTGTACTCCCGGCGCAACTCTTCGATGTCGAACAGATCGCACCCGCCCCGCTCGGCGTCGAGGATGGTGACGATCTGGCGCCACAACCGATCCTCACAAAACCGGCCCTGCTGGAGTGCGCCGTGGGACACGTCCACTTTGGTGTGCTGTGCGGCGGGTTTGCCCTTGTTGAAGCGCTCACCGGTCCAGAAGGTGTACGCCTCGTGCGCCATGCTCGACGGCGTGGAGAAGTAGGTTTTGCGCCACTTCTTGTGCATCGCCATGCCCGAGGCGACCTTGTTCAACTCCTCGAACTTGAACGTCCAGAAGAACTCGTCGAAGTAGAAATTGCCGTGATAGCCCTGGGCGGTGCGGGCGTTGGTCCCGAGGAAAAACAGCTCGGCGCCGTTGGGCAGCACAATCGGGTCACCGGTCAGCTCGACGCCGATGATTTCCCGGGCGAAGGCCTGGATGTAGCCACGGAACAGGTAGGCCTGGTTCTTCGAAGCCGACAGGAAAATCTGGTTGCGACCGGTGTCCAGGGCGTCGATGAACGCCTCGCGAGCGAAATAGTACGTGGCGCCGATCTGCCGACTCTTGAGGATGACGCGGGTGCGCTGGTTGCCGGCCCGGTACCAGTCTTTCTGGTAGTCGAAACAGCCGTCGATGAACGCCTCGCGTAGCAGCTCGATCTGGTCTTCGCTGATGTCGTTCTTCGGGGATTTTGTCTTCGGCCCCTCGTTGCGCTTGGCGAGGTTCGGGTTGAGGTCGGTTTCGGTGCCGCCGCCCTGGAAACGCTGAATGCGGGCCTGGCGCTCAAGCTGTCGATGCAGCAGATCGATCTCTTTGAAATCGCCGCCGGTCTTGTTGTCCTTGAGGATCAACTGCACCAAGCGCGCTTCCAGGGCCCCGCCGATGCGCTCGATGTTGTCAGCCCGGTCCCACTTGTCGCGAGCCTTCCAGCTGTGTAGCGTTTTCTCCTTCTCGCCCGTCGCCTCGGCGATCTCGCAGACGCGCCAGCCCATCCAGTACAGAAACTTGGATTGGCGTCGGGGATCGATGGGCAGCAAGGCGGTCGTCATGCCGAGATGCTGCCGCCCACCGCGGCGACTCAATAGCGCCGCCCCTTGTACCCTCCCCGCCTACAGTCCCGCCCCGTTGCCGCCGCTCGCGCCCATGCCGACCATGCCCCTCATTGCAACGCACTGAGAATCCCCGGCATGAAGAAGTACCGCAGCAACTGGTTCCGCGTCGCCATCGAAGGCGCCACGTCGGACAAGCGCACCATCAAACGCAGTTGGCTGGAACAGGCCGCCAAGAACTTCAACCCGTCCACCTATGGCGCTCGCATCTGGCTGGAGCATTTCCGCAGCCTGCTACCCGACAGCCCTTTCAAGGCCTATGGCGACGTGCTGGCGGTGAAAGCCGAAGAGGTAGACGTCAACGGCCAAAAGAAATTGGCGCTGTTCGCGAAAGTCGAACCCACCAACGACCTGATCGCCATGAACAAGGCCAAGCAGAAGATCTACACCTCCATCGAGATCGACGAGAGCTTTGCCGACACGGGCGAGGCCTACATCGTTGGCCTCGCCGTGACCGACTCGCCCGCCAGCCTAGGGACCGACGTCCTGGCGTTTTCAGCGCAGAAGCCCGAAGCCAGCCCATTCCAGGACCGCCACTATTCCGCGACCTCCATGTTCACCGAGGCAGTCGAGACCGAGCTGAGATTTGAGGAAATCGACGAGAAGCCGAGCATCGGCGCCCAGCTCCTTCACAAGGTGCAAACCCTCCTGACCGGCAAACAGACCAAGGATGACAACGAGTTCACCCATATCGGTGAAGCGGTCGAAGCCATCGCCGAACACGTCAAGGATCTGCCCGACCAACTCGCCGCTGAAAAGAAATTTTCGGTTGGGCTAAAGACCCGACTCGATCAAGTCAGCACCGAACTGACCGAGCTGAAAACCCAGCTCTCCACCACCCAGGATCCCAACCAGAAAACGCGCCCGCAGGTATCCGGCGGCGGTAACCAGGTCATGACCGACTGCTGACTCATCAAGGACGATCAACATGCGTAACGACACCCGAGTACTGTTCAACGCCTACCTGCAGCAACTGGCGCAACTGCATGGGGTGGCTGACGTCACCACCAAATTCACCGCAGACCCGAGCGTTGCTCAGACGCTGGAAACCCGTATCCAAGAGTCCAGCGCCTTTCTCAGCGCCATCAACATTTACGGCGTATCGGAACAGTCGGGGGAGAAGATCGGGATTAGCATCGACGGCACCATTGCCAGCACTACCGATACCACCGTCAAAGACCGCGAACCACGCGATCCAAGCGGCCTGGATGACCGCGGGTACACCTGCACCCAAACCAACTTCGACACCGGCATTCGTTACCAGAAGCTGGACCAGTGGGCCAAGTTCAAAGACTTCCAAGCGCGCATTCGCGACGCCATCATCAAGGCCCAGGCCCTCAACCGGATCATGATCGGTTGGAACGGCATCAGCCGCGCCGCGACATCCAATCCAACCATCAACAAGCTGCTGCAAGACGTGAACATCGGCTGGCTGCAAAAGATGCGCGAGGAAAACCCCGCCCGGGTCATGACCGAAGTGAAAGACGGCAGCGGCAAAATCGAAATCGGCGCCAACAAGGACTTCGCAAACATCGACGCCCTGGTCGTCAGCATGGTCAACGAGTTCATCGAGCCCTGGTACCAGGAAGACACCGAACTGGTGGTGATTTGTGGTCGCCAACTGCTGGCCGACAAATACTTCCCCATCATCAACACCATTCAGGCACCGTCTGAAATGTTGGCCGCCGACATCGTCACCAGTCAAAAGCGCCTCGGCAACCTGCCGGCCGTGCGCGTGCCGCACTTCCCGGCCAGCGGCCTGATGGTCACCCGCCTCGACAACCTGTCGCTGTACTGGCAGGAAGGCACTCGCCGCCGCACCGTCATAGACAACGCCAAGCGCGACCGCATCGAGAACTTCGAGTCGGTCAACGAAAGCTATGTCATCGAAGACCTGGGCTGTGCCGCCCTGGCCGAAAACATCACCCTGAACTGAGGCAGCCAGAATGACCAACCCCTGCCGCCGCCATTTCGAACGCATCACCGCCGCTGTCGAAGCGGCGGCTACAGACCCCACCCAAACCATGGCCGGCGCCACGGCTTACGAGCATCAGCTAAATCAGCTGCTGCAAGACCGCCTGCGCCTGAAACAGGTCCAGTCCAACCAGGGCAAGGCCGAACTCAAACGCCATTTGCTGCCGAGCTATGAATCCTACGTGCAAGGCGTGCTGGAGGGTGGCAAAGGCGCTCAGGACGAAGTGATGACCACCGTTATGGTCTGGCGCTTCGATGCCGGCGACTTCACCGGTGGGTTGGACATCGCGACCTATGTGTTGAAGTACAGGATGGTCATGCCGGACCGCTTCGCCCGCACCTTGGGTTGCCTGGTCGCTGAAGAGGTCGCCACAGCAGCCTTCAAGGCCCAGAAGATCGGCGAGCCGTTCGACCTGGCAATCCTACATCGCACCGCCGAACTCACCGACGCCGAAGACATGCCCGACCAAGCCCGCGCCAAGCTGTTCCTCGCCATGGGCCGCGCCACGCTGGAAGGCATCACCGAAGAGGCCCCAGGCCAACCCGGCCAGCTCCAAGCCGGTGTGGATCTGCTGAAAAAAGCCATCGCCCTGCACGACGCCTGCGGTGGCAAAAAGGATCTGGAGCGGGCCGAACGCCTGCTCAACAAACGCGCCGGCCCTGCCGGCTAACCGAGCGTCCCCACGCACCCCGCCGGCTCGGGGCGGATCGGCCAGGCCGCTCCCCCTGAACGTGAAGCCCCGACCACCGGCGATCTATTTTTGAGTGCTGTTCCATGAGCGGATTTATTGCCGGCGGCACCGTCGCCAGCGGCCTGATCAATACCGATGCCTTCTGGCCCCCAATCGACCTCGATCAGTTGCGCGCCACGCTGCGGATCGACGCGAGCGTCACCGCGCCACGCCTGGAAACCGCCGCAGTGGCCGCCGCCATCAGCGTCAACCGCGAGCTGGGCGAATGGCGCGCCATCCAACAAACGGCCGGCCATACGAAACTTGCCGACATGCCCGGCGAGCGCATCAACGGCGTACTGGTCCTGGTACACCTCTATCGCCGCGCCATCGAGGCTGCTACCGCTGCTGAAGTTTGCGAGCGCTACCGCACCTATGATTCCACCAACAGCGGCCACCAGAACGCAGAAGACCTCACCCCGAACATCGACGATTACCGTCGCGACTTACGCTGGGCGGTACGTGACTTTCTCGGCATCAACCGTACCACCGTGGAGCTGATTTGATGCCCATCACCGTCCGCGCCCACCAAAACGAAACCGTCGACGCCCTTTGTTGGCGTCACTACGGCCGCACAGCTGGCGTGACCGAGGCAGTACTCGAAGCTAACCCCGGCCTGGCCGATTACGGTCCGATTCTGCCCCAAGGACTGGCCGTGCGAATGCCCGAAGCCCAGACGGCCGCACCACAGCGGCAGATGGTGAATCTATGGGACTGATGCCCTCTACAAGACCTGAATCTGATGAACAAACCTGAAAGCCTGCGCACTCACCTGCTCGCCACCATTGGCGAACTCAAGCACAACCCCGACCGGCTGTTGATCTTCATCGACAACGGCAGGATCCGATGTACTGCCGCCGCTAGCCTGTCCTTTGAATACAGCTTTGATCTGCAGGTGATCCTCACGGACTTCGCCGGCCATCCCGACAGTGTGATGCTGCCGGTGCTGGGGTGGTTGAAAGTGAATCAAGCTGATCTGCTTGAAAACTTGAGCAAGTCCGCCGAGGGCATCCAATTCGAAGCCGACATTTTGGACAACAGCAAGGTGGACCTCAGCCTGACCCTGTCACTGACCGAGCGAGTGATTGTGGGGGAGGACGCCGACGGCAAGACGACTATCCGCCATCCCGGCGAACCTCAACGCATCACCACATGCCTCGACCCCGCCTGGATACCCGACATCCAAAGCAATCGTGGTGCATGTGTTGTACCGAAATGACCAACCAACTGAAAGCACTGGAAGACTGGGCCGTCAGCCTGCTGGGCCAGCTTGAACCCGACTCGCGTACTAAACTGGCTCGTAGCATCGGTCAGGCTCTGAGACGCAGCCAGCAGCAACGCATCCTCGCCCAGAAAAATCCAGACGGCAGCAAGTACGCACCTCGTAAACAGCGCAACCTACGAGGAAAGCAAGGGCGAGCGAAACAGAAGGTGCGAATGTTTCAGAGGCTTCGAACAGCAAACTTTCTGAGGGTACAGACATATGGAAATACGATAGGCGTTGGATTTACAGGCCGTATCGCTCGTATTGCCCGTGTACATCAGTATGGATTGAAGGACCGTGCCAAACGCGGGACACCAGAAGTGAGGTACGAGAAAAGAGAAATCCTAGGTTTTACAGAGACTGATCTGGATCAAATCCACCGCACTCTGTTGGATCATTTCGTATAACAGAACGACACACGTCTAATGTCGAAAGGCAGATCTGATTCGTGGAGGCTCGGATCAGGTTGCGAGCCTACATTCAGCACGTTCGACGGCTTGCTCGTAAATTTCTTAACTCAACGCCGTGTCGGTGCCTTGCCTATATCCCCAGACTGGTCTATAGCATCAATAGCAATAGGCCATTGCTGCTCCATCACGATTAACGGATGAGACTCGATATGAAGCGAACGGTAGCAGCCCTCACAGTCAGTTTGTGTATTTTCCCTTCGGTTGCCTTCTCTGGATGGTTTGACAAAAAGGAGCAAATAACACTTTTACCCGAGCTAAGCGACACCCAACAAATAGACGATGAAGCTTACATACTAACTACAACGTCCACCCAAAATTTAACTGGCATGTGCAATGATAATTTTCTGCACGCTCTTTCAAGAAATGTAATTGGAGCCAACGGCAAAACCCTAGTAGTTTTAACTTATGATTCATTGCCAATACTAAAGGTGGAATACAACCAAAAAACACGTGATTGCAAAAAATACTTCCTAATAGAGAGAGACCTTACCAGCTACATCCTTTTCTCTAAAGCTGATAAGCAACATAAATTTAATCTAATATATGTAGCTGACGAAGAGGTAAAAACACTAGAAAATGCACTCCACTTTGCGACCCCTCTTATTGCCGCCGCCTCGCCTACTGGCGCACTTGTCGGATTGCCAATAACCAAGGAGATTGCAAACTCTCTTGATAGCGCGCTTGCGAGTGCAGCAAGCCCTGACGACAACCAAACCGCCGGATTTAAATTGCCCGGCGGCCAAAACCAAACTAAGCTAACCTTATACGCAACAATAGGGTCGCAGAACTATCGATTAATGGACCTCTTCCTTAACACAAGAAAATCATTATTAGATGGAAAAAATCAAGAAGCAATCATGAACCTTTCTTTGGATGGTCCCTCAGGAGTTAATGATGCAATTCTTAATCACCGCAGCAAAAATGGCATAGTCTTCAAGACGGGGGATTACGGCATAATAAGCAGCGAGTGCAGATTCTTGAGAGACTCATACCAAGGAAAATTAAACACTCTTGATATGCGTCGACTCCAAGAAGCATATATATTAGAAAACCACAGAGACATGATAACCCCAAAAGTATTGCAGCAGTGTTTGGGTTATACAGTTGAAAACCCGCAGCGAGATCTAACTTTTAAACTACTCGCTGACATGATTACACCTACCACTCCGACTCTTGATACTTTTTTTCTAAGGCTGCTCACCACAGGAGAGCATGAAAAGGTCCTATCTCCCACCATCAAAATCAGCGACAGGAATACAAACCTTAGGATCGCCAATGCCTCCGATTACATTGGACTAAGAGATGTATCCTCTGCCGCTTGCCATACATCACTGAGTCGAAATCAAGTAGGCTTTATCCAATCTATAGGTAACCAGCCCTACTACTTAACCGCGTCTGTCGATCGACTGTATTCAAAGGAGGAAGCGGGACAAGGAATGCTACCTGTGATCAACAACATGTCAATCAGCACCTCTCTCGACGAGGATTATCGGAGCATACCTGGCGTAATGCGCTGCATCAATGACTGGAATCAGTCCCGCAAAATCGCAAGCTATTGGTAATAATAGAATCGGCATATTAGAAGAGCATAATATACAAATAAATTTCGGCGGTTTTTGTACCGACCGTCGCACCTTACTTCTCTTACCAAGAGAATCCCACCATGAAGATTAGACTCGTTTATTTATGCTTTTTATCCATACTCTCCCCTCTACAAACCTGGGCTGACGACTATCCTTGGCTTCCAGACCCAAGCTGCAAGCTAAGAAAGCCTCATCCAGAGGGGCTTTACCCAAATGCACTCACTGGTCTCAACAAACTGGGGCTAAGCGCACGAATAACACAGGCATGGAACCCTGCACCGGCTGCAAGCAATGTTCATGGTACCGATTCAGTCATTGATGGAGTCGCATACACGGGAGCAGCAGATCTGAGCATCCGATGCCTCGACGAAACCCAAATAAAGCGTTTACTTACAGAGCTGACCAGCACCGGCTTTATTGCCTGGTATCGCAAGGACGGTGTCGATGGCTGGACAGGGTCTAATCACGTCCACGCCGTATGGGTCGGCGACACCTTGAAAATGGTCCTCCGACGTCAAGTTACAAGCTGGACAAAACGCAAGAATGGACTCAGGTCTGATCTTGAGTATCAATTTTGGCAGGCCGACGATGCAACGATAGAAGCCATCAAAACGCGGTATGATGCAGCAAATCACTAAGATCTATGCGGCAACGAAACATTATCAACAGCTTCCCGGAAGCTGAAAGTCACACAGTGTGGATCCACTCAAACCGAAAGCAAGGAAGGACATAACAATGGAGCATGCTAAAACGTTAACCGGTACAAATGTAAGAGAGAGCATCTCAAGAAATGAATGATTTAATCGAAGAGGCTCGTAACTTTGAAAAAACAATTTCCACATTACTTACGCACAGCGGTTTCGCATTACTCACTAAAAGCCCGTCACATGCCGACTTTTTTATAAAGCAAAATAGCAAGACCTGGGCAGTAGAGGTCAAATACTATAAAACACACAGAGCGCAACTTAAACTTCTGAGCAATGCCGCACAACAAATACGCCAAGAAATGGATAAAAACCCAAAATTATCGGGCATGTTGATCGTCTCGTGCATCATTACAGAGGCACAAAGAAAATATCTCAAAGAAGAATACAGGATCACAGTTCTAGATAGGCAGCTTCTTTTGCACTTAGCTTCTAACTCCCCGGAATTAACGGAAGACCTACACGCACTACTTGAAATCAACCCAGACGATTTATCAGTTGCCGTGGATGAGTTCTACGATTTAGCTTTAGACATTAACCCACCCCAAGTCACCGAACATACGACACCTCCATCAATAGATACTAAGGGCACGAATCTGTGCAAAGAGTTGCGAGCGATAAAACCCGGAAAGCCAGCGTGGAACGATTATGAGGCAAAATGCAGGGAAATACTTGAATACCTCTTCAAGGATCATTTGACAGGTTGGAAAGAACAGCAAAAAACCGACGACGACCTAAATCGCTTTGATTTTGTGTGCAGAATAAAACCATCGACTGAATTTTGGAATTTTGTTCTGCAGCATCTGCACAGCAGATATATTCTTTTCGAATTCAAAAACTACTCCAAACCTATCAAACAAGGCCAAGTCCTAACAACTGAAAAATACCTCCTTGAAAAAGGACTTCGAAAAGTCGCCATCATGATTACGCGCAAAGGCGCACATGAAAGCGCAATAAAAATGGCGCAGGGGGCGATGCGTGAAATTGGGAAGCTGATTATCATTCTCGATGATGAGCAAATATGCAAAATGTTGCATATGAAAGAAAAAGGCAGCGACCCCACTGACTACCTATTCGAAATCACTGACGAGTTTCTGCTTTCCCTGCCCCGCTGAATTCTGATCGCTTGCACATCTGTAGGCTCTAATCTCACAAGCCTACAGAGCTGCACCTTCTCTGGAGTTGGCGCCACCATCGGCGCCATGACCAACCTCCCCACCCTCACCCGCCTAATCGAAAACCTCATCCGCTACGGCACCATCGCCGCCGTCCAGATGAAGCCACCACGCGTACGAGTAAAAACCGGAACCCTAACCACCGCCTGGCTACCCTGGATCGCCCTACGCGCCGGCGCCGACCGGGAGTGGAACCCTCCGACGGAAAACGAGCAGGTCCTACTCTTCAGCCCCTCCGGCCAGCTTGCCAACGGCGTAGTCCTGACCGGCCTGTTCAGCGACCACAACCCAGCCAACGGCGACCGTGAAGGCCTGCACCGCGTCACCTACCGCGACGGCACGGTGATTGAGTACGACAGCATCGAACACCACCTCAACGCCACCCTCACCAAGGGAGGCACCACGCACCTGGTGAGCCCCGGCGGCATCAACCTCGTCGGCGACATTACCCACAAGGGCAATTACACCCAGACAGGCAACCAGAAAGTCACCGGAAAGGTCACCGTCTCGGCGGACGTGGTTGCCGCCGGCATTAGCCTGGTGAAGCACTTGCATCGCGACGTCATGCCTGGTGGCAGCAAGACGGGAAAACCAGAATGAACCGACACACCGGCGCCGCCATCAGCACCGCGGAAAGCATCGCCCAATCCATGAGCGATATCCTCAGCACCCGCATCGGTACCCGCGTGATGCGCCGCGAATACGGCAGCCTGTTGCCCGAACTGGTGGACCATCCGTTCAACGACATCACCCGCCTGCAGGTGTACGCAGCGACCGTCATGGCGCTGATGCGCTGGGAGCCGCGTATCAGCCTCAGCCGTGTTCAGTTCCTGGGCGCCACGCTGCAAGGCCAATCGACGTTGGATATCGAGGGCAGCATCGTCGACACCCATGAGCCGCTGAGCCTGAGCGTGCCTCTCCACCTGGGGGGTAGCGCATGAACTCATTCGTCGCGATTGATCTGAGCCAGCTCCCTGCACCCGAAGTTGTTGAACAGATCGACTACGAGCAGATCCTCGCTGAGCGCAAGGCTTACGCCATCAGCCTTTGGCCCATTGAGGAACAGGCCGAAATCGCCGCGCGTCTTGAGTTGGAATCTGAGCCGCTGACCAAGCTGCTACAGGAAAATGCCTACCGAGAAATGATCTGGCGTCAGCGCGTCAATGAGGCCTCCATTGCAAACATGCTGGCCTTGGCGAAAGGCAAAGACCTGGAGAACCTGGCCGCCAATCACAACGTCAAGCGACTGGTGATTCAAGCTGCCAACTCCGCGCCCGTGCCACCGATTCCGTTGCTGATGGAAAGCGACGACAGCCTGCGGGAACGGGCGCAGATGGCCTGGGAGGGCTTGAGCACTGCCGGCCCACGCAACAGCTATATCTTCCATGCTCGCTCTGCTGACGGCTTGGTTGCCGACGCCACCGCCGAGAGTCCCTTGCCAGCCGAAGCGGTCATCACTGTGCAATCGAACCAGGGCGACGGCACCGCTTCACCCGCGCTGCTGGCAACCGTGAAAGCCTACCTGAGCGACGACGACCGTCGCCCAGTCGGGGATCGGCTGACGGTGCAAAGCGCCCAGATCATCAACTATCAGATCAAGGCCAAGCTGTTCTCTTCGACGTCCGGACCTGAAAGCGAACTGAGCTTGGCGGCGGCCAACGCCCGGCTGTTGCGGTTCGTGCACCAGCGCCGCCGACTGGGGCTGGAAGTCTCGGAGTCGATCATTCACGCCGCTCTGCATGTCGAGGGCATTCGCAAGGTCGTGTTGGAAGATTGGGTCGATATCGTCGCCACGAAATACCAGGCGCCGTATTGCACCGACGTCGAACTGGCGATGGCCGTTGAATGATGGCCGACACTCCCCTACTTCCGAGCAACTCGACACCGCTGGAGCGCCAAGCGGCGCAAGCCCTTGCGCAGATCCAGCGTGTGCCGATCCCGTTGCGCACGTTGTACAGCCCAGACCTGTGCCCCCTGCCCGTGCTGCCCTATCTGGCCTGGGCTTTTTCCGTGGACCGTTGGGACAGCCAATGGACTGAAGCCGCCAAGCGCGCCGCCATCCGTAGCGCGTACTACATCCATTCGCGCAAGGGCACGCTCGGGTCACTGCGGCGCGTTGTAGAGCCGCTGGGGTACCTGGTGGATGTCGTGGAGTGGTGGCAGACCGAGCCGGAAGGCCCTCGGGCCACCTTTGCTTTGAAGATCGGCGTACTGGATACCGGTATCACCGAAGCCATGTACCGAGAGCTGGTCTGGCTCATCGACGACGCAAAACCGCTGACCCGGCACCTGATCGGGCTCGACATCATCCTGGAAACCGCACTCGACGCCTTCGCCGGTGTAGCGATTTACGACGGTGATGAAATCGACGTGTACCCCTGGAGCAACCCCGACATCAACGTGAGCATCAATGGATATACCGGCATGAGCCTCTACACCCTCGACGAACTGGATGTGTACCCCCATGGTGGATGAAAAAACAATTTTCGGCGGCATGTTGACCACGCTTGGCGCCGCCAAGAAAACCAACTGCGATGCCCTCGGCATACCTTGGGAACCCAAGTACATGCTGATCGGTGACGCCAACGGCACTGACCCGGTACCGAGCCCCACACAAACGAAGTTGATCAACCAGGTGTATCGCGCCCAGCTTAATCAGCTGCGTGTCTCACCGACTGATCCAAACATTCTGATCGCTGAACTGGTATTACCACCAGATGTGGGCGGCTGGTGGGTTCGTGAACTGGCGCTTGAAGATAAAGACGGTGTGTTTTGTGCCGTTGGAAATGCAGCTCCCAGCTATAAGCCTTTGTTGACCCAGGGCACAGGTCGTAACCAAGTGGTGCGGATGCACATCATCACCACCGGTACCGCGAATATTCAGTTGAAGATCGATCCTTCAGTGGTGCTGGCGACTCGCGAGTATGTCGATAGCCGAATTCAGGAAGAGCTGCACAAACTCGATCACAAGCCGTCGGTTCGCGTAGCCACCACGGCCAACATCAAGTTGACGGGGCTTCAGAAGGTCGACGGCGTGACAGTGGTTGCAGGCGACCGAGTGTTGGTGAAAGACCAGAAAGCGGCCAAGGGAAACGGCATCTATATGGCCTCCACGGGGACTTGGCAACGTGCGCCAGATGCCGACAGCAATACGAAAGTAACCTCGGCACTCTTCGTATCCGTCGAGCAAGGCACCCTTCAAGCCGACACGCTCTGGCAGTTGGTGACTGACGAGGTCATCAAGCTGAACACCACAGCACTGACATTTCTGAACGTGACGGAAACCGACGCGCCCAACCGACTGGCTACCCAGTCAGAAGTCGATGCCGGGAAGCTTGATACGGTGGCGGTAACCCCGAAAACGATGCGCTGGGGCTTTGCTGCCGCACTTCATACGAACGGCTACATCATTTTTCCTTCTTGGCTCGGTGGCCTCATCATCCAGTGGACCGGCGGCGTTATCCCAGCGGGGGAAGATAAGCATCATATAAATCTGCCTATAGCCTTTCCTAGAGGATTTTACGGCTCTTCAATATTAACCTCCGCCGAAGTTGGGATCGTCGTTAATCACTACAACACCTCTTTAAGTGGTACCGACGTCCAGGCTCGATCGATTCGCAGCTCCGCCCTTGCGGCACCAGACGTGAAGGTCTTTTACGAGTACATCTGCATAGGGAAATGAGTATGCGTAAATACAGTATGAGCACTGGAACCAGTTACATTGTCGGTCTTCACCCGGACATCCCATCTGACGCAGTGGAAATCTCAGACGAACACTATGAGCGAGTGATCTGTAATCCTACGCGAGACAAGGTGCGCAGCCACGACGCCACAGGGTTACCGATTCTGATCGATCCACCTCCACTAACACTGGAACAACTGGCAGTCATTGAGCGTCTTTGGCGAGACGCACAAATCGACAGCGTGCGCTGGCTGCGCGAGCGCCATCGAGATGAGGTGGATTCAGCACGGTCCACAACACTCACCACTGAGCAATCAGCAGAGCTGCTGGACTATGTTCAGGCCTTGCGCGACTGGCCGGTAGCCTCAGACTTTCCACGCTCAGAATGTCGACCCGTAGGACCGTCATGGTTAGCTGGGCAGACGCGATAAACACGGGTGCAATACCTCGCTCTTTTTAACGGCAGGCACCGAACCTACAGCCACATACCCGGTTACACCGGATACTGGCCTAGAGGCTACATCGCCTTGCGCCTTTGCCTACAACTAAGCCAGAATCCGCCCGCTTGTGCGCCTTGGTCCGTATCGGTAGCTTGGTTCCCGTCACTGCTCATCAGTGATCGGGTTTAGCGACCCGAATCGGTATGGATGCAACAGCGCTCCTGATTTCATTGCGGATACTCATGTCTGCAATCGTTGCAATGGCGGCTGTACGCGGGAGACCTTCGGGTCTGCCGGGCTCCTGTACCCCCGGTTCGCTAACCTGCGTCCAGCCGCCACCCTTACTTGCTTAGCGACAAGTCATGGTGGCCCAATCAGGTCAGGAGATTCACCATGTTCAAGGTCACACCCAATCCTCCGGAATCGGACCCTACCTCTTCCGGCTCAAGCCTCGATCCAGAACAACTCCACGAAGCCGATGAGCGAGCGCTCAATTACTATTTGAAGCCGAAACAGGCAAAACCTAAGAAAAAGCCGTCCCCGGGTCAGCTCTTTACAGTCGTAGAGAGCGTCGACACCGAAAGCCTGCTCGCCAACCTCAGCGAAAACCTGGCCTCCGCCAACGCCATGATCAGCGACCTTGCCTTCGATCTTGAAGGTTCTCGCCGACATATTGCGCTGGGGATCCAGCAAGTGATTGAGGTCAGCGAACTACTGGCGAATCGGGCGCAGGATATCGCCGATCCGCGTTAGCAATGGGGCCGTGACCGAGAGAGCTTGCCGGCGCTTGTAGCCCCCCTGCCTACAAGGCCGACGACTCGCCCGATCGGTGCAAGCGCGGCAGCCTGTGCAGTGTCATTTCAAACACTGCACAGGCACCCCATGACCGATTATCTCCATGGCGTGCGGGTCATCGAACTCAACGACGGCACCCGCCCCATTCGCTCCATCCCCACCGCTGTCATCGGCATGGTCTGCACAGCCGACGACGCCGATGCGGCCGCTTTCCCCTTCGACACGCCGGTCCTGCTCACCAACGTTCAAACCGCCATCGGCAAAGCCGGTACCACGGGCACCCTGGCGTCCAGCCTACAGGCCATCGCCGACCAGACCCGGCCCTACACCATTGTCGTGCGCGTGAAGGAAGGCGACACCGAAGAAGAGACCACCAGCGCCCTGATCGGTACCACCACCGCAGAAGGTAAATACACCGGCATGAAAGCCCTGCTCGCTGCCAAGGCCCGCGTCGGCATGGTGCCGCGCATCTTGGGTGTGCCAGGTCACGACAGCCTGCCGGTCGCCACCGCCCTGGTGTCCATCGCTCAGCAGGTACGCGGTTTCGCCTACGTCAGCGCCTGGGGCTGCAAAACCAAGGAAGAGGTAGTCGCTTACCGGGCCAACTTCGGCGCCCGTGAAGCGATGGTCATCTGGCCCGAATTCCAGAACTGGAGCACCGTCACCAACGCCACGGTGACCACCTCGGCGGTGGCTCGCGCCTTGGGTCTTCGCGCCAAGATCGATCAGGAAGTGGGCTGGCACAAAACCCTGTCCAACGTCCCGGTCAACGGCGTCACCGGCATCAGCGCCGACGTGTTCTGGGATCTGCAGAACCCGGCCACCGACGCCAACTACCTCAACAGCCACGACGTGACCACGCTCATCAACGAAGGCGGCTTTCGCTTCTGGGGCAGTCGCACCACCAGCGCGGACCCGCTGTTTGCGTTCGAAAACTACACCCGTACCGCGCAGATCCTCGCGGACACCCTGGCCGAAGCGCATATGTGGGCGGTGGACAAGCCGCTGCACTCCTCCCTGGTGCGGGACATCATCGAAGGGGTCAATGCCAAGTTCCGCGAAATGGTCGGCGCGGGCTATTTGATCGGCGGCAAGTGCTGGTACCCGGACGACGCCAACGACAAGGACACCCTCAAGGCCGGCAAGCTGTTCCTGGACTACGACTACACGCCCGTGCCACCGCTGGAAGACCTCACACTGCGCCAGCGCATCACCGACCGCTACCTGATCGACTTCGCCAGCAAGATCAATAGCTGACCCCGCCCCTGCGCTCCGGAGAACCCGACATGGCCATGCCCCGCAAACTCAAAAATCTCAACCTGTTCAACGACGCCAACAGCTACCTGGGCGTGGTCAAGTCCGTCACCCTGCCACCGCTCGGCCGCAAGATGGAAGGCTATCGCGGCGGCGGCATGAACGGCCCGGTCAAGGCAGACCTCGGTTTCTCCGACGACGGTATCCAGTTCGTCTGGAAGACCGGAGGGCTGGACCTGATCGTTCTCAGGCAGTTCGGCGCGGTCAACGCCTCGGGCATCGCGTTGCGTTTTTCCGGCGCCTTTCAGCAGGACGACACAGACGCCATCAGCGCGGTCGAGGTGGTGATGCGCGGTCGTCACGAATCCATCGAGATGGGTGAAGCCCAGCCCGGGGAAGACACCGAGCACAGCATCACCACCACCTGCACCTACTACAAACTGATCGTCGACAACGAAGACATCATCGAAATCGACCTGCTCAATTTCATCGAAATCGTGAATGGCGTGGACCTGCTGGACAAGCAGCGCAAAGCCATCGGCATCTGACCTATCCCGCCCTCTGGAGCCCGCAATGAACACTCAAGACAACCTCGAAGCCCTGCCGACCCAGGACGACAACACCGTGCACCTGGATACCCCGATCATCCGGGGCAAGACCGTCATCGACAGCATCACCCTTCGCAAACCGCAATCCGGCGAGCTGCGTGGTGTGCACCTGGTGGACCTGCTGAATATGGACGTCGCCACCTTGTTCAAGATCCTGCCGCGCATCAGCCAGCCCAGTATCACCGCCCCAGAAGCCGCCAACTTGGACCCGGCCGACTTGTTCACCTGCGGCGCCAAGATCGCCGGTTTTTTATTGCAGAAAGCGGCGAAGCCCGATGCCTGCCTCGTTGCGTAGAAGATGCCATGGCCGACCTGGCCGTGGTGTTTCACTGGGCGCCAGCTGACATGGACACGCTGGGTCTGCAAGAACTGATGGAATGGCGCGAGCGCGCCCGTGTACGGAGTTCCACCGATGGCGAATGACTTGAAACTGCGTGTGCTGCTCGACGCCATCGACAAAGCCAGCGGCCCGCTGAAGGCCATCGACAAAAGCAGCACCGCCACCGCGCGCGCCTTGAAAGAAACCCGCGACCGCCTCAAGGCGCTCAACGCGCAGCAGCAGGATGTCAGTGCCTGGCGTGCCCAACGCTCGGCCGCACTGCGCACCGAACAGGCGCTCAACGCAGCGCGGGAAAAAGTTAAAACACTTAGCCAACAGTTCGCCGCCACCGGGGCGCCGACCCGTGCCATGACCCAGCATTTTCAGAAGGCTGTCCGGGCCGCTCAGGTCCTCAAGCAACAGCATCAAAAACAAAACGAACAGCTCCAGACACTGCGGACCCGACTGTCCGCCGCCGGCATCAGCACCCAACACCTGGCCCGCGATGAACGCCATCTACGGCAACAGACCAGCGCCGCCACTGCCAGCCTCAACGCCCAACACAAACAACTGGCCGCGTTAACGGAACAACGCCGACGCCTCAACGCTGCGCGGAGCTCGATGGACGGCTCTCGACGCAACGCTGGCGAGTTGGCCGCCAAGGGTGCTGTCGCGACGGCGGGCGGTGGTTCGGTTTTGTATGCAGGGGCACGGTTGCTGTCGCCGGGCATCGATTTCGACGCCAGCATGAGCCAAGTGCAGGCCATCACCCGACTCGACGAACAGGCCGACGCACTCAAAGCCTTACGCGCCCAGGCACGTCAGCTGGGCGGCGCAACCCAATTCACGGCGGGCCAGGCCGCCGATGCACAGGGCTATCTTGGCATGGCAGGTTTTGAGCCCCACGCCATCCAGACCGCGATGCCCGGCATGCTCAATCTCGCGGCAGCCGGCGGCACTGAGCTGGCCCAAACCGCCGACATCGCTTCGAACATCCTTTCCGGGCTGGGGCTAACCGCCGATGAAATGGATCGTTTGGGCGACGTATTGGTGGGCACGTTTACCCGTTCCAATACCAATTTGCAGATGCTGGGCGACACCATGAAATACGCCGCGCCCATGGCGAAAACCTACGGCGTGGAACTGGAAGTGGCCGCGGCGATGGCCGGCAAACTCGGCGATGCAGGTTTGCAAGGCAGCATGGGCGGCACGGCGCTCAGCTCGATCATGAACCGCTTGGCCGCACCGCCTAAAGGCACGGAAAAGGCTCTGAAGCAACTGAACATCGCCACGGCCGATGCCGTTGGCAATCTGCGCCCGCTGCCGGATTTGCTGAAGGAGATCCACGACAAAACCCGTGCCCTGGGCACTGCCGAGAAAGGCGGCCTTTTCAAAGCCATTGCCGGTGAAGAGGCGGTAAAAGGCATGGCCCAACTGGTCGAACAAGCCGGCACCGGGCAACTGCAAACGCTCATCGCCAGCCTGCGCCAAAGCCGGGGCGAAGCCGCTCGTACGGCCAAGATCATGGCGGACAATCTCAAGGGTGACCTGGTTACCCTCAGCAGTGCCTGGCAAGACCTGGGCATCGAACTGCAAGACCAGCAGAACGGCCCATTGAGGGAATTAGTTCAGTCCGTAACGGCGCTTGTTCGAAGCATCAAAAGCTGGACCCGGGAGAATCCCAAGCTGGCGTCTGGGCTGGTGAAAGCCGTAGCCGTCATGGCCGCGCTGGCTGTCGCCGTTGGCGGTTTGATGTTGGCCCTGGCAAGTGTGCTGCTACCGTTCGCAGCGTTACGCTTTTTCCTGGTGCTGCTGGGCTTTCGCTTGCCAGGATTGATTGGGCTGCTGACAACGCTGGGCCGTACCGTGCTGCCCTTTCTTGCCAAAGGTTTGTGGATGATCGGGCGCGCTTTGATGTTCAATCCCATTGGCTTGACCATCACCGCCATCGCCGGCGCGGCCTACATGTTGTATCAACACTGGGACGCCGTGACGGCTTATTTGCTTGGCGCTTGGGACGAGATACAAAGCGGCTTTGATAATGGGCTGGGTGGCATCTTGAAAGTGCTCGCAGACTTCAGTCCGGTTGGGCTGATCTATCAAGCATTTGCCGCAGTGATGAAATATCTGGGCGTCGATTTGCCCAATCGCTTTACCGCCTTTGGTGGACTGATGATCGATGGCCTGGTTAAAGGATTGACCGCCGGTATCGGCAAGCTCAAGGAGGTGGTCGATCGGCTTGGCACCCGAACGATTGATGCCTTCAAGGAAACCCTCGGCATCCACAGCCCTTCGCGAGTATTCGCCGAGCTGGGCGGCTTCACCATGGACGGTCTCGTCCAGGGCCTAACACGGCGAGCCGACGGCCCCGTGCGCGCCATGACGGTCTTAAGCCAACGGCTCATCGAGGCCGGTGGACGGTTGGCGTCCGCTGATTCATTGACGATTGATCATCGCGCCCCGATCAGCCCTCGGCCCGCCCAGCACATAGACAGTCACGACACCTACGCCATTCACATCCACGCAGCGCCCGGCATGAACGCCGATGCGGTCGCCCGGGCTGTGCGTGCCGAGCTGACACGGCATCAACACGAGCAAGCTGCTCGACGCCGCAGCCGCCTTGCGGACCTGGAGTAATCGACCATGATGCTTGCCCTGGGCATGTTCGTCTTCAGCCTTTCCACCGCGGCCTATCAGGCGCTGCAACGTCAAACCGAATGGCGCCACGCTAGCAATCCTCGAGTCGGTGCTGCGCCGGCTCGACAGTTTGTCGGGCGCGGCGACGACACCATCACCCTGCCCGGCATCATTCTGCCCGAGCTGGCCGGCAGCGCACTGAGCCTCGACGCCCTGCGTCTGATGGCGAACACCGGTAAAGCCTGGCCGATGGTTGAAGGCAGCGGCCGGATCTATGGCTTGTGGATTATCGAGAGCCTGAACGAAACAAAAACCCTGTTCTTCCGTGACGGCACGCCACGGCGTATCGAATTCACGCTGAACCTCAAGCGCATCGATGACGACCGCATTGACCTGCTCGGCGCAGCCACCCGCGTGGGTGTCAGTATCATGAGGGCGCTGCTGTGATCGACGCGGCGCTGTCCAAGGTCACTGGCTACATCGACGGCTTGGTCGAAGGTTATCACCGCGATGCCGCTTACCCCGTGCCGGCGTTTCGCATCACTGTCGATGGCAAGGACATCGCTCAGTTGATCAGCCCGCGCCTGATGAACCTGGACCTGACCGATAATCGCGGCATCGAGGCCGACCAGCTCAGCATCACCCTCAGCGATCATGACGGGCTGCTGACTATCCCACCGAAGGGCGCGGTTATCCGCCTGTGGCTGGGCTGGAGCGACACCGGCCTGGTGGACAAAGGCAGCTACACGGTCGATGAAATCGAACACAGCGGCGCGCCGGACGTGCTGAACATTCGCGCCCGTTCCGCGGACCTGCGCAAGGGTTTTAAAACCAAGCGCGAGCGCAGCTGGAGCAACACCACGCTCGGCGCCGTGCTGGGCGATATCGCCTTGGGCAACGGTCTGAGCGCCAGCATTGCCGACGCCTTGGCCGGGGTGCCCATCCTGCAGTTGGACCAGGCCAACGAATCTGACGCCAACCTGATCAGCCGCATCGGGGAAGAGTTCGACGCCGTGGTCACCGTCAAGGCAGGTTGCTTGCTGTGCCTGCCGGCTGGTGGCGGCAAGACCGCCAGCGGCGCCGATCTGCCGCACATCACCCTCACCCGCGCCGACGGCGACCAACATCGCTATCTAGAAGCTGACCGCGACAGCTACGACGGGGTGCGAGCGTACTTCTACGACGTGAACAGCGCGAAGAAACAGGAAGCCATTGCCGGCGGTGGCAACTATCTCAAAGACCTGCGCCACACCTACAGCGACCGTCAATCAGCCTTGCGTGCCGCTCGTGCTGAATTCAATCGGTTGCAGCGCGGTAGCGCGACACTCAGCTACACCCTCGCACGGGGACGGCCTGACCTGATTCCCGAATTGACCTACACGCTGCAGGGCGTCAAGCCGGAGATCGACGCGATCATCTGGTACGGCGGCAACGTGCTTCACAGCCTCAATGCGGACAACGGTTACACGGTCGACCTGGTGCTGGAAAGCAAGCTGCCCGAGGACAGGGTTGAGGATCTGGCTGAAGAGAAAAAAGGCGACTTCACCGGAGTGATTGCTCACTACCGCGACAGGAGGACCGGGAAGGAAAAGACAGTGTCGGTCGGTGATCAGAGCAGGCCGAAGCGCCTGCGGTGGTTGTACGCCACGGAGAAATCGGCCAAGCGAGCGATTGACCGGGAGTGGCGACGAATGCAGACAGAGACGCTATGACCCGGGCACGGAAAAACGATTAGGTACATCTCAAGGACGATGACATGCAGGACATACGTTGCGGCCATTGCTGTCGCAAGCTGGCCGCCGCCAGCGGCTTCCAGGAACTCCAGATCAAATGTCCGCGTTGCCGGACGCTTAACCATTTGAAGGCCCAGAGCCTCCCCTCAGTGTGCCGCGAGCATCCAGAACAACGAGTTCATGAATGCAGCAACCCACCATTGGAAGCCTGTTCGCAGGCATAGGAGGCTTTGATGTCGGATTTGAAAACGCGGGATACCGCAGCGCCTGGCAAGTTGAACTCAACCCCATCAACCGGGCTGTGCTTGCCGATCGATTTCCCCATGCACAGCAATTTGAAGACGTGCGCCAGTGCGGCGCCCACAACCTCTCCCCCGTCGATGTTCTCACCGCCGGTTTCCCCTGCCAGGACATCAGCCTTGCAGGAAACCGAGAAGGCAACCACGCCTCCCGAGGGCTACGCGGCGAGCGCAGCGGCCTGTTCTGGGAAGTCATACGTATCCTCAAAGAGATACAACCTGGCTGGGTGGTCCTTGAAAACGTCGTTAACTTGCTCGCTGTCAACGATAGCCAAGACTTTGAGACAGTCGTCCGGGCCCTTGCGCAGTGCGGGTATGTGGGATTTTGGCGAGTGCTTAATGCTCAATATTTCGGAGTCCCCCAGCAACGTCGTCGAATATTCCTGGTCGCCGGTTATCGACGAATGCCCCCCTTCGAGTTCCTGGCTGACGCAGCGCCAGTGGACGCAATACCTCCAGCGTCTCGCTCGATCCAGTGGCCACGCCCCGCGGATACCTGGGCTGCCAATACTCTATTGGCAAACAAAGCCGGCTCCCAGATCGCTATGGGCTGTACCACTTTCGTCGCTCACCCGAACGGATGGGATCAGATGGCTGAGCGGCAGCGAGCGGCTGAAGATGATGGGTTTTGCCTCGGACTGGATGCGGCCAACCTTGCGGAGGCTTTCAGTGCCGGAAACGCCGTCGTTACGCAGGTCGCGGAGTGGGTTGGTCGGATCTTGAACCATCCATAGGCGAGGTCGCATATGTAGCTATAAGCTACACACGTATATACAGTAGCTATACAGCCAGGGTAGAATCATCTCAAGGCTACCCTCATGGCCTGAACCTCAACGACCCACCTCACGACCGGAAGGATTCCACAATGAAAATTACAAATTCACCAACCGTACCCTAGTCATAAGGAGAGCGAGGCACTTCCTCAAACCAGCTCATAGGTGAAACATGACTGTAACAATTGAAAGCATTGAAAGATCCAAACCCGTTCCTATCAACATGAGAGCGGACGAAAAAAAACGGAACCTGATCGATCTGGCAGCTGCTATGTCCGGTCGTGATCGAACCAGCTTTATCCTGGAAGCTGCTTGTCAGAAAGCAGAGGAAGTCATCTTGGATAAGCGCCTGTTCCTTCTCGACGACGTTGCATTTGACGCATTTGAACAGGCAATGGAAGCCAACCCGATTCGAGGTAACGAGTGCCTACATCAACTTCTCGAAAGGCCCAAACGGTGGAGCTGAGAGCTCCCGAAAAGCTGAACGACGAACACATCCTGGATGAATTCGATTCTGGCGTGGCGTCGATCAACGATTACCTTCAAAGGCAGGCTCGCAAAGCTCAGGCGGCAAAACAGGCCGTGGTCTATGTAGTCTGCCGCAAGGATACGCCTGTCGTGATGGGGTACTACACCCTATCCAGCGGATCGATCGCCCGGGAAAACGTTGTCCCAAAGAGCCATCAACGCAACTCGCCAAGCGTGCATCCCGTGACACTGTTGGGCCGGATGGGGATCACTTTGGCGGCTCAAGGCCAAGGCTTTGCGATTGACCTGCTGCAGGATGCAATCGAGCGGGCAATCACGGCGTCTGCCACCATTGGTTCTACCGCCATGATCGTGCATCCGCTTAATGAGCGGCTATCAGACTTCTATGCCAAATATGCTGGGTTTATACCGTGCCCCGGGCTATCGCCTATTACGTTGATGTTACCGCTTCGGTAGCTCTTGACGGCATATGAAGCTCCATCCGCGTAGCCAAGCTAGATCACTGCATGAGAGTGCAAGGGTTGTGGCTACCACGATTATCAAAAATGCCCTTGCTCCGGGAAGCGAGGGGGCCTTTTTAAACAAATGGAGTATTCGTAACCGATGAGCCTTAGATTCAGCTCGGGAAACGCACGTTCAGACTGCTCGCCATTTTCGGCTCTGGCGCCGGCTTGCCAAACACGTAGATAACGGTTGCGCCTCCGGTGCTGGAATTCCCCGGCACCATGCCTAGTAATTTCCAACCTTCACTCAACCGCTTATTGGCATTTAGTGCGCCAAATACCTGATCCACTTCTACAACGTCAGTCAATTGCATGCTATTGCTCCATTGGATGATGATCGGCTATAGACGCGTGGATTGCCGAGGCCTTTCGATTCGTTGTCGTATCGCGGCGGTTCACTCGTCTAGCGACGAGCGACGCAACAGTCAACGGTATCCGCAGACCCCGTTGACACTCACCGAACCAACGCCGCGTAGATGCAAGCACGTAGGACCTGTGGTCGACTAATAGACCAGCTACCACATCTAATCTGTCATACATTGTAAACAGGTTGATAGCAAATCCTGTCCGCGTATTTGGGACAGCGACTGTTGATGGGATAGCCCATTTACATGCAGGGGGCCTCCTTTCGACTCAAGATTAGATTACGTTGGCAGCGCAAGCTGCCGATCATGGAGTGCGGTTACCGAGATCAGTCCTTGCTTTTCTAACCGCAGACTTGCTTATGGGACGCTTCCTAAAATCGCTAAGTACCCCAGCGGATGCACCTAATATTTTTTTCAGCTTAGCGTCCAGCTGCGGCGAAAGCCACGAGTTGCTTCCCAAAAGGCTCAGGGCTTTTTCTAGCTGGTCGGCAGTGAGTGACATTAGAACCTCCTCGCTCACTGAGTGCAGCAGAACCAATGCACCGTTACGCAGGTTATGGGCACCTTTTATCGCCCCGTGTATTCGGCCCATCTGCTCGCTGACATCCTCCCCTCGAACACGATTAAACCAATCCAGAAGAGTGGTGTGTTCCGACATTGCTGGGGACTTTCCAGGAAGCAGAGTGGGCAGACTGTGTTTAACGGCTTCGAGCGTTAGCTTCGGCCAGCCTTGGGGTCGTTGATCGTGATGATATGGCAGGGGCCATAGAGCGTTATAAGCATATCCTACAGGCACGCCAAGCTCCTCGAAGCGGAGGTATTCGAGGTGCTGTTCTGCTTTGAACTCTTTCAGCGTTTCGGTGTTGCAATCGAGCTCCTTTACCTCAAGCAAAATCACCTTTGAGTTGTCCAGCCTAGCTATCAAATCGGCGCAAAACTTACGGAGTGAATCACCCTGTTGCACAGACAAGGGTGGGAATAGCTCAAGACGTGGCATTCCTGGCTGCTCGCAATATACTTGGAGTGCAGCGACAATAGCCATCTGTACAACGTTCTCATTTCCGCTCACGGCTTTCTCTCTTCTAGCCATTGGCTCCGCACACACGCGTAACTCAATGCATATTGGGTTTTCTGACGCTGATAGATGACTTCGTCAGACGTATACTTCAAAATTTCTTAGCTACATTTGCTTGTTCATAGCGCAAGCTTGCTCGTTAAGAATGAGAGTGCAATCGCCCGTCCCCTCTAAGCCATAAAAAGCCAACATCGGAATAATCCCTGATGCACTCGTCCCGCGGGGCCATACTCCATACGGCGGGCCTTGGTGCCATCTTTGGATGGTCCTGACTCGGTGATCTGAGGCCCTCGGATAAAATCCAGGATTGCCTTCCCCCTGACCCTAGCATTCAGGATACACACGCTAGCACTTGTGCAACGTGGCGGATGTAGCCTCGATCCGTTTCAGACATCTCTCTATACCATGTAAGAAGTTTCCATTCATCTTGTGTTAGCTCAGAATTTTCGCGTTCACTCATATCCCCGCGAATGTTCTTTTTATCATCCTGATCCAACATCCCACTACTCCATTAAGTGCATTGCGTGCGCAACGTTACTTAGGCGTGTGGGAAATCAAAACCGAAATTCATCGTAACGAATCGTTTAAATACGACTAGTTATTTCTCAGCGCTGGAAACACCGGGAGCGTCAGCCATAGCGCTGATGATTCGATGCACAGCTTTTTGGTCATAGTCAGACAAGGTCCTGAACTGGTGCATCAGTGCTTCTTCGGCCTCACTCAAGCCTTCGAGCGCACGTTGCATCCGCCTTCCAGTCAAGACGTACGGCACATCAACACCAGCCTTGAGCACCGCCGTAAGGTAGACGGAATCAGGGTTTCGCTCGCCTTTTTCATAGCTGCCCTGGGTATTACGGGTGATGCCACCCAGTTGCGCAAAGGCCTCCTGGTTGAGCCCAAGCCGTGTCCGTTCTTCCCGCAAGCGTTCACCCACGCCAACGTCCATGTCATTTTCAGATGCACAACTTTTCAAACTTTCACCCTTTACAGGCACAAATCCTTGGGCATAATTGCACCAAATCAACACGGATGCCCACGAATGGACACTATGCCCGCCCCTCTCACACCCGAGCAAGCCCGAGCGGTGCTTGATCGAAAAGGTATCAGCATTGCGGAGTTCTCTCGTCAGAACGCGCTAAACAGCAACCTGGTCAGCGACCTGCTCAATGGCCGGAAGAAAGGGCGCCGCGGCGAAGCCCATCGGGCGGCGGTGTTATTGGGCATCAAGGTCGGCACCGTGCCGACAACCATCACTCCATCAGCCCTCGCGCAAGGACGCCGCCGTGAGCACCTACAAATTGGTCTGCCCCCATTGCCAGTCACGGATGCGCATCCGCACCAGTGAAGGCACCCATATTTTTCTGCGCATTGCTTACTTGCAATGCACTAATGAGGCTTGCGGTTGGTCTGTTCGCGCCGAGTTTGAAATGACACACGAGATGAGCCCCAGCGGGATGGCCAACCCTTCGGTCAAGTTACCGTTGGCAGATGTCGCGCTACGCCGTGAGGCGATGACAACGAATGTCGCTCAACTCGAACTATTACCCCACTCAAGGATGGAGCGGACTGAATGAACCATACCCAGCCCATTTCGCTTGATTACCGCAGCAGTATGCAGCAGGCCGCCCTTGCCTATCTGGCTCGACACCAGGCAGAACATCTGGCCGATGGCGATCAATTGTTCAAAAACTGTATCCGCCATCTGATCGTTGCACTTGAGGTGCCATCCGGCATTGCGACGAAACTGGCGCAGTTAGCCTGGACTGAGCATCACGCGGCGTCCGGCCTCGACCACCCCACCTCGCTTTAACCCTTAATCATTGACTCAACCCTACTCAACCGTAGGGCTGGGCTTGTATTGCCCATCAGTTGGTGCGACATGGAACAGTCAGAAACGCTACGAGCTGAAGTGCTTCAACGGCTCAAGGACGATTACGGATTCAAGGCGCGGCACAGCGACGTCTATTGGCGCGGCGGCAAGTGCCCGGCCTGTGGACAAAAAGAGCTCTATACCCGGGTTTCGAAACCGTGGCTGATCATCTGCGGTCGCGAGAGCAAATGTGCAAAACGCTGGCACGTTAAGGAGCTGTATGAGGATCTGTTCGATGACTGGAGCCGTCGAGCGCCCTCTTGCGATCAGTATCCCACCGCAACAGCTCGAGCTTATCTGGCGTTTGCCCGTGGGTTTCGTCTTGAGCTGATTCAGGGCTGGTTTAGCCAAGAGTCCTACTATTGCCGAGAGCTGAACGAAGGCAGCACTACCGTCCGCTTCGCCCTGGACAAAGGGGGGTATTGGGAACGGCTGATCGATCGTCCGCATCGCTTCGGCAAGATGAAAGCTCGGTTCAAGCCTGGCGAGAGTCCTCGCGGCGTTTGGTGGTGTCCGCCTTGCGTCGAATTGCTGGACGTCGCCGAGCTATGGATTGTCGAGGGGATCTTCGACGCTATCGCTCTGGTGCATAACGGCATTGCAGCGGTGTCGTCTATGTCATCCAACGCGTTTCCCGAAGAGTCGTTGAGAGAGCTGGCACGACTGCGCGGCGGCAAGTTGCCCAAGTTGGTTTGGGCGCTGGACAACGAGCCCGGTGCGCACAAATACACCAGGCAATGGGTACGTCAGGCTCGCGCCCTGGGTTATGAATGCGAAGCAGCACAGATCCCTCAGCCTGACAGCCGAAAGATTGACTGGAATGACCTGCATCAACGCTGGGCCTTCATGGATGACGAGCCCCAGCGTACCGAGCAAATCAAAAGAGATTTGGCTACTGCCCGCTATCACGGCTCGCTTCTGATCGCCGAAAGCGCGACCGAGAAAGGCGTGCTGATGTACGAATGGCGCGAGCGTTATGAGTTTCACTTCGGGTTCGAGAGTCGGCTGTACTGGTTCAAGATGGACTTGGAGAAGTTCAACAAGGCCATGCAGGCGTTGGAGTCTTCGGAGCGCCATGAAGATCAGTTGCTTAACGATAAGCAACGTCGTGACAAGGCACTGCGCCAATGCGGTGGTGTTGTCGAAATCGCCAACTGCTATCCCCAGGCGCTGTACTTCCAACGCAACGAGGTAACCGACGAGTCCTGGTACTACTTCCGTGTGGACTTTCCGCACGACGGCGGCAGCGTAAAAAACACCTTCACGGGCGGTCAGGTCGCCGCCGCCAGCGAGTTCAAGAAGCGCTTGCTCAGCATGGCGGCCGGCGCGGTGTTCACTGGCAGCGGGCAGCAGCTCGACAAGATCATGAAGGACCAGCTCTATGGGCTGAAAACTGTAGAAACCATCGATTATGTGGGCTACAGCAAGGAGCACGGTGCCTATGTGTTCGGCGATATTGCCGTGCGCAATGGCATCGTCAGCCAGGTCAATAAAGAAGACTTCTTTGAGTTCGACAAGCTGCGGCTCAAGACGCTGCAGAAGTCGATTGCGATGCACATCCAGCGTGACGCCGAGCACTACCGCAACGACTGGCTGCCCATGCTTTGGACATGTTTTGGCGCCAAGGGAATCGTCGCGCTGGCGTTCTGGTTTGGCTCGCTGTTCGCCGAACAGATTCGAGCACAGTACAAGTCGTTTCCCTTCCTGGAAGTTACGGGCGAGGCCGGTGCCGGCAAAACGACGCTGCTGACTTTTCTCTGGAAGCTCCTGGGCCGGGAACACGAAGGTTTCGATCCGTCGAAATCAACGCGCGCCGGCCGTCAGCGGGCAATGGGGCAAGTTTCCAACATGCCGGTGGTATTGATCGAGGGCGACCGCAACGAGCCGGACAAGGCGCATGCCAAGGGCTTTGACTGGGACGAGCTCAAAGATTTCTTTGGCGGCGGAACCCTCGGCACCCGGGGGATGAAAACCAGTGGTAACGAAACCTACGAGCCACCGTTTCGGGGTGTCGTCGCCATCAGCCAGAACGCCGACGTCAGCGCGTCGGAGGCGATCCTGACCCGGATTATCAAAACTCACTTTGCTCGGCCAGCAGTGACCACTGAGAGTCGTGCAGCGGCGGATAACCTGAACCTGATCCCGGTGGAACAGCTCAGCCACTTTCTGCTGATGGCCGTGCGAGCTGAAGCCCAGGTCATGGCGAAGTTTGCCGAACGCGTGGCGGTGCATGAGCAGTGTCTGCGCCAGCTCAAAGAGATCCGTGTGGAGCGGATCATCAAGAACCACAGCCAAATCATGGCGCTGGTGGACTGCCTTTGTTTGATTTGTCCGCTGGATGAAAACCAGCGCGTCACTACCCATCAGGCGCTGACCGCCATGGCTTTGGAACGTCAGTCGGCGATCAGTGCAGACCATCCTTTGGTTGCTGAGTTTTGGGACGTCTACGAGTACCTGGAAAGCCTCGGCGAAGGGCCGCAGGTCAATCACAGCATCGACCCGAAACTCATCGCCATCAACCTCAACGACTTCGCAGAAAAAGCCAGCGATCACCGCCAGAACCTCGCGGATCTCAAGACCCTGCGCACGCTGTTGGTCAATAGCCGCAGCCGCAAGCTGCTTGAGGTGAACAAGGCCACCTACAGCGCCGTTCGAGCGGCCCAGGCAGCCAATAACGCGATGGCTAGGAAATCTACCACCGTGCGTTGCTGGACCTTCCAGAACGCCTAAGCAGCACCGTTTCAACCAACCGCCAGGCGCGCAACGCTTGGACAACATGAGAGGAGCCACACCATGTCACCAGATCGAATCATAGAAGCGTTCGACGAAATTTTTCGATACGAGAAAGCCCTTCCTGCTATTCGCCTGGCGGGTATTGAGGCGCTACACCGATTGATGCCTGTCGCTCAAGGTCATTCGGGACAGAGTGGCGTCATAGGGCGCTTCTTGCTCGGGCTTTACAACGGCCAGGACTACCCCTTCGACATGACCGAACTGCGTCGGCTCGATGCGGCCCTTTTCGATGACTGCATCGCTGTCTTGCGGCTCGATAACACGACCGAACGAGAGGTGCATCGGTACTTCGAGAACGGGGATGCGATTTGGGAGGAGTTGCGGAATCGATGGGTATGAAGACCGGAACGAGGTCGTAGCAATCATCACGCAAGACCAGGCCAAGGCCTGAAAGATGGTGTCGAGGAGCGCCAACTCCCCGACACCGACCACCACTAAGGAGCAGCACCATGCAAGCACGGAACCCAAGCAGCAGCGCCGGGGAGACTAGCACGAACACGCTGGAGTTCGATGAGGACGTTTCCTACGTTGCCCGGACCAAGGCACGCGGTATCGCTGTATTTCATAACTCCCAAGGCGTCGGTTTCAAGGAGTTGGCGCGATGAACAATGGCAAATCCTTTCCTTGGAATCTCGACCTGACGGGGTTTTGCGATCAATGCGGGAAATACCGCGCCCACGGTAACCATTACAAGTGCAGTAAGGCACGGCAGGCCATTAACGAGCGACGTCGGGCCGAAGAAGCCCTGTCAGGTAAAGCTTCGAGGCCCAAAAGAGGTGCCAGCTTGTTCTGGTTACTCCGCCAGGACTGATCGATAGCGCTCGGTTGGAAAACAACGCAGCACGGAAGGCCAAGGACGGCCTTCCCTCCCACCAGGTTCTGGTGGGGGCTATTAATACATCGCATGGAGACGCATATGGCAAATGGCGTAGAGGCTCGTGGAAATTCGGTACGGGTCTATTTTCGTTTCAATGGTGAGTTGTGTCGGGAGCTTGTGCCCGGCGGTAATACTGCGGCAACCCGAGAGCATGCGGCGCGCCTGGTAAATATCATCGAATACGAGATACAGGCTGGAACCTTTGATTACAGCCGGCACTTTCCCAACTCGGCAAGACTGGTCGAGAACACCTTCGGACATTATCTGGATCTATGGCTAAAAATTAAGGCCAACAGCGTGGCCGCCACTTCCTACCGGGGCTATGCCAATAAGGCAGAAGTCCATGTCCGACCGCGCTGGGGAAAGGTTCAGATTGACCAGATCGACCACTTGGATTTGCAGGAGTGGGTGCAGGACACGCTCTCGACAAGACTGAAGAACAAAACCATCCGAGACATCATCTGCAATGTGCGGCAGATTTTCAGGCTGTACCGCACTCGTAAGAAGGTTGCTCACGATCCTACAGAGGGGCTATTCGTCCGCCTGCCCGATCCTGAAGCGCCGGACCCGTTCACCAGGGCGGAAATCAAACAGATCCTTGAGACGCCGACCAACCGTACGCAAGAGCTGTTGATGGTGCAGTTCATGATTTGGGCGGGGCCAAGGGTTTCCGAGACCATTGCTTTGGCGTGGGAGGATGTCGATTTGGAGCAAGGGACGGTGACGTTTCGCCGGTCGAAGGTGCGTGGCGCTTATCGGGTGACGAAAACTCGGCGTTCGACGCGGAAGGTACGATTGCTTGAACCGGCTTGGGATGCGTTGCGCAAGATCAATGCAATGAACCAGGACAAGCAAGCGGAGACGATCGATATCGTTGAGCGGGACAACAAGACCGTGCGGCAACATAAATTGCACTTTGTGTTTTTGAATACTAAAAGCGGTTTGCCGCACGTCAGTGATTTCGTAGTGCGGGATCGTTTTTTCAAGGCTCATTTGAATGCGGCCGGGGTTCGGTACCGGGGCCCGGGGCAGTGTCGGCATACGTATGCCAGTCAGTTACTGACTACGGGGGTGGCTTCGATTGATTGGATCGCGGAGCAAATGGGGCATACGAATGGGAATATGATTCGGCAGCACTATGGGACGTGGATTAATGAGGACGGGCCGGACGTAATTGGCATGTTGCAAAATGCGCTTGGTCTTTATCCCTGCGTCTATCCAGCGTAGGGGGGGAATAATCGGTGCAGTCCGACCAAAAGCCATCATCGTCGGCTCAAATCTGATGGACGCCTTGGTGGCACTACGCTATGGTCCTAGATATTACTTTGCGAAATAAACGTTGAGAGATTGGGAAAATTTACAGACCTAGTTAGTTAAATAGGATGGCAAAAAATATGGATTTTATCTTAAAAAGCAGGAATGAAAAAATCCCAGCAGGCATCAAAAATACTGCCTATCTAACTATCGATTACTGGAACGATTTTTCATTCACCACTATGTTTTACGTAACACTCATTGATGAAAACGGATCAAAGCACGATATCGGAAACATAAAAATCGGATTTAAAGGACAAACCGAATCTGAATCAACCGCATCCAAAATCGGACCACAGTTTAACACTTTACCTGACGGATTTTTCTCCCTAGGTACGGATGTCGAATACTATAAGAAACTATCATCAGATATAGATATAGAAACCCGTGAAACATTCCTACTCAGCATAAAGGATATTGTTCACAATTCAGAAAATTTAAATAATGCGATGGGGGAGCGCGTCTTTGGAACTTCGTTGTTGCGCGACGTAAGCATTAACACCATCAACGAACAATTCAAACGAGTTCTTGCTGGAGGGTTAGTTAAAACCGACTTCTCCTTCATTTACAAAAAACAACCAACTGATCGGATGGCTGGCTTTGAACTGAGTTTTGAGGTTGGATCAATTTCGTCGCCAAGCACTAATATCCATGCAATTATCGGCCGAAACGGTGTGGGTAAAACCACAATTCTCAACGGCATGATTGATGCTATCACAAGCGACCAACCCAGTAACGATGGTTTTTTTCAGTATAACAGTTGGGGAGGACAGCACACCCCAATAAGCTCAAACTATTTTAGCAGCTTAGTCTCCGTCTCATTTAGTGCCTTCGACCCATTTGACCCGCCATCAGAACAAACGGATCCAGAAAAAGGCACATGTTATTATTACATAGGTCTTAAAAAACCCGCCCCTGAAGACCCCGAACTAAAAACGCTTATACAACTTCATACAGAATATCTCGCAAGCTTAAAATCATGCATAAGTGAGCCCAAAAAAAAGCAAAGATGGCACAATGCAATTACAACCCTTGAGTCTGATGAAAATTTCGGCGATATGGAGCTACCCAGATTACTAGGATTAAGCGGCGAAGAGCTCGACTCCAAGGCGATGGAACTAATTTCCCGAATGAGCTCCGGCCATGCAATAGTGCTATTAACTATAACAAAACTTGTTGCTAGGGTAGAGGAAAAAACATTAGTACTTGTTGACGAACCCGAAAGCCATCTTCATCCGCCACTATTATCGGCTTTTATAAGAGCGCTTAGCGAGCTACTACATGATAGGAATGGAGTCGCTATTATCGCCACCCACTCGCCGGTTGTATTGCAGGAAATACCTTCGTGCTGCGCATGGAAAATCAATCGTTCAAGATTGGTAATTAGTACCATTCGACCAGAAATTCAAATATTTGGCGAAAATGTAGGGGTATTGACACGCGAAGTTTTTGGATTGGAAGTAAAAAAATCAGGCTTTCATAAAATGCTTGATCTCTCGGTTCAACGAGGCGGCTCTTTTGATGAAATTATGCGAGAGTATAATTTCCAGCTAGGCTTTGAAGCCCAGGCAATTTTAAGAGCCATGATTTCAAATCGTGATTTGGTAATAGGCCAATGAAGCGAATTTTATCACCTGCGCTTACATCTCAAGAGTCGTATCGTGCTTGCGCACAATCAATCATCGATGAAGTTCTGCAAAACCGTATACTATCAGTATCCAACCCAATTGAAGACGGGGCCCTTATATATATAGACTACGCTATTCGAGGCATTACATACTCAATCCCCCCTATTATTCACGCCAGAGGAACAGACCCAATTATCATCGGGGATGTACTAAAAAGCGAACTTGTTAAGCTATACGACTACTACATGGTCCAACGACACCCCGGTCGGTCTGCCTATGATCAGATATTAGTTGCTGCAAATGAGAAGTGTCCTTTTTGTGGTGGAATCGGGAGACCCAAAAGCCTTGATCATTACTTACCTAAAGCAAACTATCCCCAATTTTCGGTACTTCCGCAGAACCTTGTACCTGCATGCCGAGATTGCAACACCGAAAAAAGTAACGACCTTCCCCAAAATCCAAGCCAACAACCGCTACACCCTTACTTTGATGCAGATCGCTTCTTTTTAGATCAATGGGTTTTCGGGCGAGTCATCGAAACACTTCCATGTTCAATTGAATTTTACACTTGCCCACCCGCCGATTGGAATGATACCGACTCACAGAGAGTGACTAATCATTTTTCAGGCTTTGATCTATCTAAACGATACAGCATTCAGGCCGCTGAAGAACTGGGGATTATCGTTGACCAGCGAAAAGGTTTTATGTCTAACCTTCCCCCTGCCGACTTCTCTAATTTCCTACGGTCAGTATCTAGAGCTCCATCTTTATTTGCTAATCATTGGAAAAGAGTCATGTACCAGACCTTAGCGGATAGCGAATGGTTTTGCTCAACTATGTTTTAA